TCCTTGCATAACTTCATCATAAAATCTTTGTTTAGCTTCGGGTCTTTGAAATTTGTCTCTTAACCATCCAAGACCTGCCATGACCGGGGTTTTAATATTATCATACCATCTATTATCAATGTTTCCACGATCTATACCTTGCATTCTTAATTGATGTTGCCAGTTAGCGTCGAGGTCATTACTTTTAGGATAAACTTCTTCTTCTACTATTGTTTCTTCTTGGGGTTGGTAATTCCAACGACCTACTGAACCGGCAGAGGTCTGCCAATTAGGGTCATTAATTCTATCTTTATACCTACCTTGATCGGCATTCATCCACCATGAAAGTCCTGGATTATTTTGATTATTGCCTATGGCGTTGTTAGCATATTTAGCTGCTTGTTGTACTCCATAATCGATTGGTAGTACGGATTCTACATTATTGTCAAAAGGCCATGCCATAATTATCTTCTCCCATCGGGTTGTATATCTAATCTAAACGTACCAAGTTTCCAGTTTTGTGATGCTCCAGTATTGGCTATTTTTAAAGCTATTCCCCGAGCCCTGGCACGTGTATCTACTTTATCAGTGGAACTGGTGATTGTAAAGGGTCCATATGGAGAGCTTGCGGCTGTATCATTAGGATAATCTCTCAGGAATAAAGTGATCTGAGTATTTCCGGTTTGACTAATAAAATCAGGAATAAATCTTCTTATCTTCATAATGTATTCACCATCCCCTCGAAGATCAGGAGTTCCAATAACTTGTCCTGTCTGACCTCTTCGTTGAGTAATATCAAAATCTCCTGAAGTAATGTTGGCTGTTATCGCTGTAATAACTCCTCCAGCATCTACTTGATCAGTTCCTGTTTCGTGTTCATAATAAATGCTAGTTCCATCACTATTACCCACAACATCAAAAGATGCATTATCACTGGTGCTATAAGAAGTAGCATGAGGTTTACCAAATAAAGAAGAATCAGCCCATGTTGTTCGAGCCAAAGATCCCGTAGTCCATACGGGTTTTTTAGCAATGATCGATTCCATATAATTATAAGTTACTACACGATCTAAAACATCAGATCCATTAGATGCATAGTACCAACTGATCTCAGTAAATAGATTATTAAGACCACAACAAACTAAATTTCTAGCAACAGTATTAATATCATCATAGACATAGTCTTCAACAAGACATGGTAGTGATGTAAGTTGACCTGAGTAACTAAAGAAACCATTTTCAGACATCCAGTACGCAGCTCCATCTACTTCAACAGCTGAATTTTTTCCTAACAGTCCACAGTTCGTTCCTACTTGTTCAAAAGAAAAGGTAAAAGGAGCTCCTACAAATCTCATTAAATACATGGCAGAATCAGTCCAGATATAAATGGCATCTCGTCCTTTCTTAGCTCCCATAATTTTAGATCCATTAGCTAGTCGTTGAGTTCCTGCCGTATTGTTAGCTGTTACCGTATAAGAATCAGTAGCATTAATACTTTCTTGAGTAGAGAATCGTATAAACATATCATCTTGAGTAGAATCATCTGTAGTAGTCGTCGTTGTTCCAAAAAATATTAAGTGTCGAGCAGTGGGTGAAACTAGAACATGTCTTGATTTAGCCGGAGCATTTGACATCACAGTTGCTCGGTTAGCTGTTGGGTTAGACGCAGCTGAATCCCATTCATAACAAGCTCCGTTATAAATAAGAGCAATTAATTTTGTTCCATAGTTATCTAAAACCCATAGACCGGGTTCGATAGTATAGTCAGCTGAAGATGCTTCGCCCCATGCAACGTAATCTGAAATATCGGTTACCGTATCACCAGAGCTGTGAGTCGATGGTGAGGAAGAACTGGATTGTGGTGTCGTTCCATTCACTCCTCTAGCCCCTCCACTTAAAACTCCTGTGGTTGTATTATTAGCAGTAAAAGAAATGTCTTCTGTTCCTACTCTAATTTCTCCGGAAGTAGGGAAAGCGGTTGAATCAGCAAGGGTAATATTTGTGGTACTGACATCTGCAATGTTAGCAGCTAATGTAGTTGTAGCTACTCCTGAAGCTTGTCCAGACCAGTTCCCTGTTCCCCATCCATAGCCACCCACTTCTTGTGCGGGTCCGACCGAAACATAGAGTTGAGCTGTTGCCGATCCTGTATTACTTAAAGGGGTTCCTGATTCTGCAGTTGCCATTGTAATAGTAATAGTCGTAGCAGTCGGTGCTGACGCTACCATAAATTTGATGTCTTCAAAGGAAGCATCGCTATAAGTAGAAGAACCCGTTACACCACTAACTGAGGTAAATTTAACAATGTCATCATCAACTAATCCATGGGAACTTGGAAAAGTAACGGTAACAGTTCTTTGACTTGAGGTGCTGGTAAAATCACAACCGGCTATTGAAGTTCGAAGAGGATGAATATCATAATATTGACCCCCTGAATAAACGTATAAAATTCTGTTAGTTCCTATGCCTGCGTATTTAATTCCAGCATTATCATCAAAATGGTGTAGGGCTCTAGCGGCACCTGTTAGTTTATCCTCTCCTAATTGGTCCCATCCCCCTATTTTTTCCGGAGATCCATATCTAAAACGTACATTATCCCCACCTGTCCATTGTCCTTCTGCGCCTGTGGGAGTAACTTGTTTATTAAATCCGGGTGTAAAGCCTAATTTTTGTAGCATAAATGTCCTATATATGAGGATTTTATACTACATCATTGAGCTGGGATCAATTAGTTCTTAACTAGGGATATAGTCCATTCTAGATCAGAGATTAAATCTTTTACATAGACTTTTCTCTTTTTTTCTCTGCGGATATATTTATGTAATTCTTCGAGATCTAAAACAAGCCAATCTTTTTCACCTTCAATGACCATCTTTTGAGCCTTAGAATCAAGGCGTCCTTTTTGTGCTAATTCTTCGTTAGGTAATTTTAACAGGTCCCTAACGTCAAATCTATAGAAAGCATTTGTGCCTTTTATTATACCTGCAATATTCCATGATGTTTTTTCTTTGGGGTATTCTATAGCTGTAAGATGTTTAGCAAATCTTTCAACTATCATTTTTTTAACAGATTATTAACCAGCTTCTTTTTCAAATTACTAAAGGTATAAAAGAGACCTAAATTATCGGAATGTTTAAATTTTTTATCTTTGTAAACTAGCTTAACACTATCTTCAGTTTCTACGTTTATGTAACATAAGGGTGTGCCTTGAGGAATATATAGATGATTCTGTCCTTTTTTCACAGCTATAAAAATGTTTAAATCCATGGTTTCTTTACAGTTAATTATTCCAGGGATTGTTTCAAAATCATTCATGTGCCACCAAGGATTGGTAACAAGTAAATTTTGATTACATTGAACAAATATTTGTGGGGAGAATTTAAGTACACAGGCATAGTTACTTTTGGCATATTCTATAAATTGCCAATCTGCGTGTTTCTTAATAAAATTACTCCAAGGAAAAGGTCCGACAGATCCTCTAATTTCATGTTGATCAATAAACAATTCAATATCATAGGGACAAGTAAATAAGATACTTCTTTTAAAAAGATTTATAAAACCTGAACAAGTTCTAATAGTGGTGCTTGATCTTACTCTTCTTTTTTGATTATCGAAAAAAGCTTTAGGAATGTCTTTAAAGTATTTAGGAATATTTGAAGGAAAGGATAATAAAAAATTCTTTAATATGTGCACAGGTATTTCATTAGTCAGAATGGTTATCTCTTTCTTTTTATTAAACATGTTTATGATTTACATTGAAAGCAAATGTCACTCTTTCATAGTCCTCTTTTTGTTTATTAACTTCGTGCATTAATTTAGATGGAAAAATTATCATATCCCCTTTCTCTCCTATAAAATTTATATTTTTTTCTGTAAAAATAGTCTTGTCTTTTTTATTGTTAAAGTAAATAACTCCTGAAAAATAGCCTGCGTGATTGTGGGGAGGATTACTATTATTTTTATATGCATAATTTATCCAGACGTCATAACCATCAAAATGACCATTCCATTTTCTAATAAAAAAATTTCTGTGAGATTCCTTTGCTAAGATTCCACATAATCTCGTGACATATGCCAGCCAATAAGAGTTCTCTATTAAATAAGAAGGAACAGAGGTTTGATAATGATTAGTTTCAGAACCCACATTTTCGTGAAGCTTTAATTTAAAAAGCGGATGTTTTTTAATCTTATCACATTCTTTTTTCCAATGACTAAGTTCTTTAATTATTTCTTTTGGAAGCCTAACGTGAGCTATATCTTTATCTATTAATTTATATTCTATCATTTTTTTAAAGGACTCCAGAATTTAATCTTTTCAAAATTAAAAGAAATTAAAAACCTATCTTTTTTTATTTTACTTTTTTCCACTTTATGTAGGGTGTCCCCGTGAAAAAAAACTAATTTACCTATTTTTTCTTCCGCGTTTATATTAAACTCTGGAAAGTAAGTTCCTGGACCGCCTTCTGTTAAATATAATATTCCAGAAATATCAGACGGTGAATGTTTATGTTGAAAAGTTTCAACATACTTTGAAGACCAAGTTCCCCAACAAGATGCCAGCTGAAGATCAGGTAATTTTAAAATACCAACTAAATAACTCATGTTGGCAAAAATAGAGGACATGGTAGGATCCTTTGAAAA